AATCACGCCCTTCATCCGAAAAATACGCAACCACGAAAAGTATTTCAACATTCGCGTGCATTCATGCGAACCGGACGTGCTCAGCACCAGTGATTTGATCAACTTCAATGAAGTGTGCGGCAACTTCAGTAATGACTCCATTACGGCCGAAAATGTGAATGCAAATTTGGACAAACTGCGCGCAATCAACATGCCCAATTTGGGGCTGGATTTAAAGGAATGGATTGAAAAGCTGCCACTGGATGCACGTCGGTTGCGCCTTCTGAACACCCTCATTTCCGAGTTGTTGCTGCACGCGGTTGCCCCCATGAACGCGCTGGGTGTCATGCACAACGACCTGAAATCGGAAAACCTCATGATGGACCTTAAAGAACACCATGTGCGCATCATTGACTGGGGGCTTGCAGGAGTCACCTTCCCGCATCAAGTCATTCCGGCGCGCTACTTCATGAACAACCCCGTCACGTACAACCGCCCTTTTTCCACCATGATCATTTCATCCGAAATTGTCAGTTTGCTCCAGAACTACATGTCGTCGCAACGACGCGTGACAGCGCCCGAAGATCTGAAACCGTTTGTGAATGGGTTGTACAGCGAGTACCGCAACTTGGCGCCATCCGGTCACAAGTATTTGACCTACATTTTTGAGGCCATGTTCAACTTGAACACCGAAACGGCGAGCGCGGTGTTGACCGAGGTGGTTGAGAAATACAACGCCGACATTCTGCATCATTTCACTTCAGCCACCGGCAAATTCCGGCTGCACGAGTATTTTGACAAGGTGTATCGTTACAACACGGACGTGTGGGGCACCCTCTCCGCGTTTTACAGCATCTTCATGCTGCCGCGGGATCATTTCATCATGTCTGACGCGGTGCATCAATCGTTGTTGAACCAGTACCGCGCCATCTTTCGCACTGTGTTTGTGAACGGCCATCTGCGCATAAACGTTCGCAGCATTGTGCAACAAGTGCAGCGAATCAATCAGCTGTTTGCTCCAGAAAACAAGGCCAAATTCAATAAATCGGTCAAGGCGGTTCGGTTCAATGTGCAACCACCGCCACTGCATCGTCGCCAAGTGAAGCGGGTTCCCACTCCATATCCCACCACAAACCCATAGGCACCTTTGATCCAGTTGCATTGTGCTTGCATTGTGATTGCATTGTGCATTTTAAACCAATGAATCAATGAAATTATATGATGCATGTATATAGACCCCCCCTCCATTGTGGACACGCGCATGAAACTGGAACTCTTTATATTTGGCATCACCGCATTTCTCATTTTCAACACGTACTATGACGGCAAATACCTGAAGGTGTTTCATTCGTGGCAAAAAGAAATCAAGATGTCCACCTTTGCATTTGTGGGATTATCTCTCTACATCTTCCTGAAGAAAAACCCGGGGCAGTCGCAATCCATGATGTCGCATGCCAACGACATCATTCGTTACATGCCGATCAGCCGGTCATCCGCCGACATGCTGTCGCCCTTTCTTGACTTTGCAAATCAAAAGTCCCTCTTTCAAGAGGGAGGCGCACCAAATGTAGCACGGCACGGACCCAAGGAAGCGCAAATGGAGGCGCGCATTATGGCGTCCGGGCGCAACAACGCCACCAAGCGCAGCGTGAGCGAAACCAAGAAGAAGTTTGTTGCAGCGCAGCAGTCGTGGAAGTGCGGGCACTGTGACCGCCAGTTGCCGGCGTGGTACGAAGTGGACCACATCGTGCGACTGGAACACGGCGGATCTAACAACGTGGACAACTTGGTGGCGCTGTGCCGCGACTGCCACGGCAAAAAAACCGCCATGGAAACATTTTGACATTTTGACATTTTGACATTTTGACATTTTAGCAATTTTGCATGTATTTTAAATATATGCAATGTATAATTAGTGTCATTTGTGAATTTGCAATTTGTGGAAAATGCAATCACCAGCACCCCCCGAAGGACCTCCGGGCTCATTTTCATTTTTAAATTTTTTAAAAGAGCCGGGGTATTACTTGTGGCTGGCTGCAATCGGTGCAATTGTGTATGCTTACGTGTTTGTTAACCGAGAGGTGGATGACACAAACAAAACCGATGCGACCGAAACCGACCCGGCGACTGGGACCCCCACGACAAACACGGGCAATCGGGTCATCACGCTGCTGCCATTCGTGTGGTTGTACACGGTTTTGGCAAAACTGTTTACTAGATCATTCACTTACGCACCGTTTGATCCAAACGTATTGCCTTGGTCCATTGCGAAGTTTGTCGGGAGCGCATTGTTGGTCATTGGAATGTTCCTTACACTGGCGTATTTTGGATTTTGGACATCGGTGCACACAACATCAGCCGATGGATTCAAATACGACATAATATATAAGTTGAATTTTTCATTCTTAGGGATTGCCGTTCTGGGGGCACTCAGTTATGGTGGTTATAAGTATGCAGCAACGAGAAGCATTGGTGATTTTCGCAATGGGGCTTATGATTTTATGCAAGCATGTTTGCGGTTCATTATGAATTTATGGTTTCCTCTCATGATGATGTATTACCTTGTCAAAACGGGCGCCACGTATTGGTTTCAAGTGGTGGCATGCGCCTCCATCGGCATCGCCATTGCAATTCTGTTGTACGATTGGTTCAAGGTGAAGTTCAACATGGAGCCCTTGACGGATTTTAAAACCACCGTGTTTGATTCGCTCAAATATGTTTTCAACACGTTTCCGCTATCATCCTATCTCAAATACGTGGAAAACAGTGACCTGACAGATATCGCCAAGCGGGTTTTGATGTTTGCGCTGCTGTGTTATGTGGCATACCTCATGATCAGCGTGTACAAGTTCAAGAACCAGCTGGTGCTGTGCGTGGGGTCCTCGTTTGCCTCGTGTTTTTGGAATGCAAACATGCCCTTCAATGGGTACGACCCAAATAAACAAACCCCGTATGTGAATGCATTGGTTTACGCGGTGTTTATGAGCATGGGATTAAATTTACTGAATTGGGTCATCAAGTTGTTTTCGTTTCACACGCGGATCAATAATGCATTAAATGGCAAGACCGATACAATTCCAAGCATTGAAAGCAACTTCAATCTGTTAACGTTTATTCAAATGATCATATTCCCATTTTATTGGATACTTAAAATGTTCATGGAGCGTCCGGTTGCAATCATTGGCGCGTTCATTGCATTTGCTGCGCTGGGGTTGCTGCTTTATCGGTCCTCATTTGACTTGACGGCGTTCATAGAAGGCCAGCGCGGAACGGTGATCGCGCTGTTCACCATGTTTATAGCATCGCTGATCATGTTTGGGGTTTACATGGCAGGATCCAAGTCCACAGGAGCACAGCAGTCAGCACAGTCAGCACAGTCAGACCAATCCGGACAGTCAGACCAATCGGAAGGTTACCTGCAATTCATCATGCGACCGCTGTTGCTCATTGCAGTGGCCGCGTGCATCATGGGGCTGCTCTTCTTTTTCCTCACTTCGCACAGTCGGTTGACCACCATGGCCAACCTGTTGCAGTACGGCATCACTGCGCTCATTTACATTGGTGCCATTGCGATTGTCATTTCCATAGGGCGCACCGTGTTTTCAACCTCGCGTAAAATGGGAGATTCCATGTTCCAGTTGAGCGAAGACTCCAACTGGGTGATCAACGTGCTGAAACTCATTGCCAACGCGCTGTTTTACCTGCCGTGTTTGCTGATAGACGGCGTGGAAATGTTGAAGGAGCAGTACAACATGCCCATGCGCCCGTGGCTCATTTTGCTGGCACTGCAAGCGGTATTCATTTTGGCCGGGCATTTTCTGCCCGCGCTTGTAACGCGCGCAATCAACCACACCGGGATTCAAATTCTGTCGGCACCCGTTTCCATGGCCACCGAAACCCAAGTAGCAAATCACACCATCCAATTTGTGAACCGAAAAGGCGTGGTGGAAGACATAACTAGTTCGGTTCCACTTCAGCCACTCGTCACTCCAGCCCCCACCACACAACCGGCATCGGTCACCCCCGTGGAAGTGCAGCTGGCCAATTACAGGTACGGCGTTTCGGCGTGGTTTTACATTGACCCGCAACCGCCAAACATGAATGCCGAATATGCTAATCAGAGCATCAACGTGTTCAACTTTGGGGGGGATCTCGGCCCCAGCGTGACTTACGCACCCAGCACCAATGCGCTGAACGTGTCCATTGCGGGCGTGAAAATGACGAGTGAAACCACCATCCCACCGATCACCGACATCCCGTTGCAACGGTGGAACAACCTCGTCATCAATTCGGACAAGGGCGCAATCGACATTTTCATGAACGGCCGGTTGATTTACACCGGAACACACGTGCCCGAAATCACAAAGTCCACGCAAATCATTCAGACGGTGGTGATTGGTCAAGGCCAAGAACAAGGTAAGGATGCAACCGGAATTCAGGGAGAGATTTGCAACATGGTGTTGAACCGCGAACCCTTTACGAAAGCGGAGATTGCGTGGTTTTACAGCACAAACCGCACATTGAATCCACCGGTGGTGGGTGCGAGCAACCTTGATGCCCCCCAACCCCAATCCGACGGTGGCTTGTTGACCTTCAGTCAAGGCGGGTCAGTGACGGGTGGTTGGGTCGGCGCCGTGTTTGGGTTATTGTTCGGGTGGTTGTTTAACAATGCCAACACGGCGGAATCCGCAAAGGGTGCGCTCATGGGGGCGGTCGCATTCGGGTTGATTGGTGCGCTGCTGGGTGCATTATTTAGCACCGACGGAACGGTGGCAAACATCATGAAAGCGGTGGCCAACGTGTTTGTGGACATGTTTTAACATTTTGGCTGGTCTGCCGCCAAATAAATAATAATATAACGAAAAATATATATAGCACATATATACATTTTTTTGGAATGAATATCTTGACCATTTTTGTGTTTGTCCTCATCATTGTTTTGGCTTATGCAGTGTACAAGCTCATGACCAAACCCACGGCAACGGTGTCGGGATTCTCAGACGGGACTAGGGTAGTCAATGTACCCGCCACCAATTTCGGAACAAGCCAGAATTACGGGTATTCGGTGTGGGTCTACATTGACGCCTGGCAAAACAGTTTCAAGGATTCTACTACTACTTTGGGGAAAAACATATTGACGCGCTGTTCAACCGCCAACAGCACGTTGTTCAACCTGTACTTGGACAATGATCAAAACAATTTGATTTTATTGATGAACGGGAACAATGCGTGCACCATACCAAACGTGAAACTGCAAAAATGGTTCAACGTCACCATGAGCATTTATGGCAACACGGTGGATCTGTATTTGGACGGCAAGCTAGTGCGAACGTGCATACTGACGGTGACCCCTGCAGCTTTGCAAACGAGCGACGAGCTATATGTCGGTGGCAAGCTTGACGATAAAAGCAAGTGTGTTGTCACAGACGGCGGGGATTTGGTTGGCTACATTTCCAACGTGGTGTTCAAAAACAATTATTTCACGCCGGAAGAAGCGTGGAGCATTTACGGTGACGGGTACAGCGGGGCCGGCATGTTTGGGTTTCTGCATTCCTACAAACTCAACTTCAGTATCACAAATAACAATCAAACAGTGGGTCAAATTTCAATTTGATCATTTTGAGTGTGTGCGAGGAATGGAATGACGATGCGCAAAAATAAAGTATTATCATAAGATAATAAGAGAGATTGCTTAAAGACCTTTTAGCCAACAACCATCATGAATCCCATGAATCCTGGCGATGGGTTGGGCGGAGGGGGGCAAGGCCAACCCATGGCCCTTCCCGCACTCAGCGAATTCAACTCCGCCAACATTGTCAGCGGGTCCAAATCGTTTCTGGATTCCAACAGCTACGTGGCCAAGGCCGCATTTCTTATTTTGACGGTGATCATTTTTGTCTACGTGTTGAGGGTGTGCATCACCCTCATAGGATGGCTATTTTCACCCAACTCTAGCCCCTACTTGGTGGACGGACTCATGGACGGCAATGCGGGAAATTTGATTATTCCGCAGGATCCGTCACAACCCAATGCCATCACCATCCTGCGGTCCTCCAATGATGCTGCGGGAATTGCATTCACGTGGTCGGTTTGGCTGTACGTCAAGCAAAATGATCCAAGCAATGAAACCGACGGAGTGTATCACCACGTGTTCAACAAGGGCAGCGCAAATGCAGGGAAGGATGGCGTCATGGCCCCGAACAATGGCCCGGGTCTGTATTTCAATAACAATTATTCGGGCATTCGTGTGGTCATGAGCACATTCAATAACCCGTCCGCTTCGGTGGACGTGGGCAACATTCCCATCAACAAGTGGTTCAATGTCGTCATCCGAGCAGAGAACACCATAATGGATGTGTTCATTAACGGCGATTTGGCCCAGCGGTTGCAGCTGGATTCCGTGCCGTTTCAGAATTACGGCAACGTGAATGTGGCAATCAACGGCGGATTTAACGGCAACCTCTCGTCGCTTCGGTACTACAACTCTGCGCTTGGAACCCGTGCCATCTCCAACATCATCAGTGCAGGTCCCAACATGAAGGTCATTGGCTCATCGGGGGGAGCCCCCGACGTAATGGACTACTTGTCTATGCGATGGTTCTACAACCAGTGGAATGCCGCCAACTATTAGGCCGACATTTGGGTTATTTTTGTTTCATTTTGTTATTATTAATATGAGTTAATTATAACATAATTCCAGTAAACGTAAACAATTGAAACAATGAATGATCCAATGAATTGATTTAAATGCATTACAGTATGAGTTGCATTCCATTGCATTCCATGTCTTCTTCATCCGTCACGCATGATGAATCGGTCAGCATCCTGGTTTTACTTGGAACTGAGGCTTGTCAACATCGGTCCAATTTAAAAAAAATAAATGACTTTTATGGAAAACTGACAAATAAGAAATCGTTCGACATTGAAACATTTGATGATTTCGTTAGTGCGTTCAAAACGTGCACCTCCATTGGGTTGTGCACCATATTAACTCAGCTCGTTACACACTGTTATTATCTTTTTGAAAGCAAGTCGCAGATCATGAAACACCGCAAATACTACGAAAAAATGATAAAATACATGATTGCGAACACTGGCCCCATTTATGAAAACATACATGTGTTGAACACATTTACCAATCGCAACAACGCTTATCCATATGCTTATCATGACATGAGCAATGCTGAGCTGTTTAAAAACATTGCAAAACTGCAAACCGGATTGTGCCCGGATTTAGTGTTGAATGCAGTGAGGGTTCGTCCAGTGGACGACAATGTCTCTACGAAAATAAAGGTAGGGTTTGTGTCTGATTTCATTATCACATTTCACTCGGTTGCAAAGGATCGCTTGGGAATTATCAAACATTTGTGCGATGATCCCGAGTTTGATGTAAAAATAATGACTCGTAAGAAAAGCACACACGCGTTTTATGATAAAATAATGGCCGACGCCAATCCATCCGCGCTGCAAAACTTGATTGTAACAATGGAAGAAAACGATTTGGTTGCAAACAGAAAACAGATTGCAGATCAAAACTTTGACATCATTGTGTATCCGGAAATTGGCATGTGCCAACAAACCAGGTTTATTGCATTTTCGCGGCTTGCGCCCGTTCAAATTAGCACTTGGGGGCATTCGGACACGTCGGGGTTACCCAATATTGACTATTTTGTGTCATCCAAATTCTTCAACTCGGAAGAAGACCAAGAACATTACAGCGAAAAATTGGTTTTGTTTGATTCGCTTGGAACATATTACTATGACATATTTGCTCGGTTCAAAGAGGAGCTTCAGTTAGAACACAAAGACACTGATCTGGACGCATTTCGTCAGAACGTAATTGAAAAAACGGGGGTTGCACATCCAAATATATACGGATGCATTCAAATCTACATCAAAATGCATCCCTCCTTTGCTCACATGCTGAATGAAATATTAAAGGCGGATGAAAATGGCGTGATTGTTCTGCTGTCCACAAATAAAGGGGATGATGATGATGTCATGTTTACGAATTACATAAAAACAAAGGTGGTGCACATGAAGCGAGTGCATTTCATATATCAAGCACCATTCATGCAGTATGTTGCAAATGTGAAAAGCTGTGATTTGATTTTGGATTATTTTCCATTTGGAGGATTGAATTCAATTATTGAATCGTTTTTGTTGGGGAAGGTGTGCATCACTTGCCCAGGAAACCGCATTAGCGGCAAATTCACGCAGGGGCTGTACAATAAAATGGGAATCACCGAATTCACATGTGCATCTGAGAAGGAGTATGTTTCAAAGGCTGTAAAGTATGGGAAGAATCGCGACGAGAGAAAAAAACATGAACAATGCATTCTGGACAATGTTCATAAAATCATCAATGATAAGGAAAGCGTGGATGAATGGAAAACTTTTTTGAAGACCCGTTACAACGCAATGAAATGTCATGCCAACTAATTTGCATTTTATAATAAGTGCACAAGGTGTATTGCAGCCGTCTCTCAGGCGGGGAACTCTATTCGTACACAACCACGGTGCGATCAAGCATTGCCACATTTGCTGCGATTGTTTTGAAAACGATTGAAAATGAATTTGAAAAAGAAAAGAACATGACACATTATATGATACATAACAATACCGAGTTATTAAACCAAATTACATAAATCAATCAAAATGAGTATTCCATCAGACACAAATAGTTCAATTCCACCAAACCCAACAATGCCGTACAATTCTAGCGCTTATACTGATTCAGATGGAAATACACCTGCAATTGTTGGTTTTGGTAGTGGTGGTGTAAGTGCTGCTACTGTTTCAATCGCCACTTATTCTACAGTTTCCCCATATAACCAGAATTATTCGGATCTAGGATATAATTCGGTCATATTTTTTTACAATTCCACGAACAAAGTGCCGGGTTCAAATATACCATATCCTCCAGGCACGCATACAACAATAATAACGCCAAACAGTTTGATTTCAAGTGGCGCGACAAATGCAACGATTGGAACACCACTGTATATTTTGTATTACAGTGTACTGACATACACTAATGGCACTAGTTCCAGAAATACATACACATTGCCATCGCAATTCAATCCAGGCGTTGGTTCACCTGCCAACCCAGGTGGATTGCAACTGGGATACATTTTCACTGTTCTACCATGCAACCAGCCAACGAATTTATCTACATCCGGTGTTCAAAACAACCAAATCACGCTTACATGGAGTGCGCCAAGTGACAATGGAGGTGGAAGTTTAGGCAACATAACAAGCTACATTGTTCAATACAACACAACCGGATATGCACCTTGGATTCAGGTGAACACATCATCATCTTCCCCAACTTATACATTGACTAGAAACGCTAATGGAATAACTAATGGAACTACGTATTATTTTCAAGTGGCAGCAGTGAATGGATACTGCAATAATGGAGGACCCACTTCGGGTCCATTTTCGTCAACTATAAATGGATTTTCTGCCACCATTCCGGATGCACCCACCAACTTGAGGACAACCCCGGGATTGCAAAGCATGTCCCTAACATGGAATGCGCCAACGAATAATGGAGGCACCCAAATAACGTCCTATACGGTGCAATACAGTGTAAATGGACAAAATTCATGGACAAGTGTTTCGGTGTCAGGTTCAACTCCATCTTGCATTGTAAACAATTTGACCGGCGGTCCTACATATGATTTCCGGGTTTTGGCCAATAACGTGGTTGGACAAGGCTCATCCAGTGAAATCGTGACGGCAACCATATTTACCAGGCCGCATGCACCCACCAACTTGGTGGCAACCCCGGGATTGCAAAGCGTGTCTTTGAGATGGAATGCTCCAACGAATGATGGAGGCACCGCAATAACGTCCTATGTGATAGAATACAGAGTGAATGGAACAACTCCACCAGCCGACTGGATACCAACTCCTCCCATTCCAACATCATCATCAACCCCTTCTTATGTTATAACCACATTGCAGGATGGTTCAACATATGACTTTAGAGTTGCAGCGCTAAACATAGTTGGGCAAGGTCCTTACAGCGGAGTCGCAACAACCACGACATTTGCAGGGCCGGATGCACCAACTAACCTTGATGCCAAGTCAGGCATAAAAAGTGTATCACTGACGTGGGACCTTCCGTCGTTTATTGAAGTAGGCAATCAAATTACATCTTATATTGTGCAATACCGACCTTTTGGAACGAGTCCATCCAGTCCATGGATTCCAACTCCACCCATACCGGTTTCAGACAAAACAGCGCATTGCATTGTTAGTGGATTGATAGATGAAACCATGTATGATTTCAAAGTTGCAGCGATTAACGCAGTTAGAACCGGACCATACAGTGGAATTGTAACGGCTTCCACATACGGAGTTCCTAGTGCACCGATGAGTCTTGCTGCCCAATCCGGACTGCAACGTGTGACTCTGACATGGAACCTACCATCATATAATGGTGGCATTCCAATAACATCATATCGGGTGGAATATCGTCAAAGTGGACCAACGCCTGGATCATGGAATCCGCCCATTTCAGTGCCAGCATCTCTCTCTATTTCACCTTCACATGTTGTATCTGGACTGATAAATGGGACTTCGTATGATTTCAGAGTCGCGGCTGTAAACGCGGTTCACCATGGACCATATTCCGTCATTACAGCATCCACCTATGGAACACCAAGTGCACCCATTGGGTTGACTGCCGAACCTGAGTTTCTCTCGGTGTCTTTGACATGGACCACGCCATCGGGTGACGGAGGCAGTCCGATCTTGTCATATGCAGTGCAGTATCGGGTCAATGGAACGTCACAATGGACACCTGCAACCACAGTGCCGGCTCATATACCGCCATCGTCTGGACCAATAAATTGCATGGTCACTGGACTATTGAATGGAACGCTATATGATTTCGGAGTTGCTGCGGTTAGTGCAGCTGGCACCGGAGCATACAGTTATAAAACTTCTTCAACAGACACGGCGCCAGGTGCGCCCACAAATTTGACCGGTGTTCCTGGAACATCGCAAGTGGCTCTAACATGGAGAGCACCAACAAATGACGGCGGTTCTCCGATTGTGGATTATTTGATAGAGTACAAATTGAACATGTACTCTGTATGGACCGCATTTCCTCGCGCGCCACCATCCATTGCAACAACCCAAGTTGTTGACGGATTGGCCGGAAGTTTCTTGTACGACTTTCGTGTTACTGCAAAAAATGCAGTCGGGTACGGTGCTCCTTCTAATATTTTTCAAACAACTCCGTTTACCGCAACTCAAGTGCAATACAATAAATGTGGCATAAAAGGATACGTGCCTCCTCCACCGCCATGGTCTCGCGCGGGTGGAAACAACTGTCCCAATTGCGCGAGCAACAACGGATATGCCGTGTGCGCTGCCGACAATGGTATAGTGTACAGCACATATGCATTGGATCAGCGGCGCAAAGCGGAAATTCTTAAATACAAGGGCAACAGCGCGCGGCTGTCTCAAGCTGAACTCTATTCCATGGCGGCGCGCAATGCGCTGACCCGCAAAAAGTTGTGGGCCACGCAAACACAAACCTACACGAATCCCAATGTGAACAATTTACCCGAAATTAAAAACGAAGGCGTAACAGTGGCACTGCAATGCAATCAGCCAAATGTGATTTGTTCATTGACAAGTGATAGTGATGTGCCTGGACCAGTCATTCCATTGTGCCTAGACGAGAGCGTGCCATTGTACAATTACAAAATGCAGGTTACGCCGGCATCGGGAGGAAAATATCCGTTTGGATTGCCCATACTGCCTCCAGAACCTGTGCCCGTGCCTCCGCCGCCACCGACGCCCACACCTACGCCCACACCTACGCCTACTCCTACGCCTACGCCCACACCCACTCCGACACCCACGCCCACGCCCACTCCGACACCCACGCCCACGCCCACACCTACGCCCACACCCACACCGACACCCACGCCCACACCAAACTTCAATTATCAATGGATAGACACAAATACAATTGCATTTCCGAATCCATTGACGTCAATTGCGTATTTCAATTTAAATGGAAGCGACTGGACGAGTTATTACGGAACAACCCCAGTGACTGGGTTGCCAGCATCATATTGTGTAATCAAAACAAGTGTAACTGGCACAATGTGGGCTGTTTGGTGGAGCAATGGCAGCAACATTGCAAAAGTGAGAGGATTTACTTATGCGCCAACATCATTGAGTAACTATGCATACATGTACGCGTTTGGTTCGTTCGACACTGCGCAAGAGTTTAATGGCACGGCATTGGTTGGAACGCCGGTTGTGTGTGGGTGCATTGCACAACTAAGGGTAAATTCAAGCACCGTGTCATTGGTTTCAATGCAGTCACTTGTGGGACCGCCGTATGCTGCAGGTGTTGCGTCAACTACGACAACCACTGCCATTGTAAACGATGCAGTTGCGGTTTCAAGCACGATAAATAACACGCGCAGGGTTTACATTGTTGGTCGTTTTGACACTTACATATACACTGACGGAACAAAGAGTTTTGCAAATCAACTGAGCAACACGGTGGTTGCAGAGTTATCTGTTTCCACTAGCACAGACAATGCAACTTGGCAGAATTTTTACGAAACAAATGGAGAGGTTTATCAAACCCTGGTCCAAAGTGGGGCATGGGGTCCAACACTGGCAAATGTGGTTTTTGTGGGAAATTTCACACAATCAACATTTGGCGGAGTTACAACAACTGCAAATGGTTATGTCATGTATAATAGTAATGGGTCGCTTGCAGTCACACTGACTCCCTTGCTGAGTGCGACTTCTGTGGTGCGTGGAATAAGCATAAGTGCAACAACTTCTTCGAAACAACTGATATATGGTGGAACGACTGCAACGAGTGGTGCGTTTGTGTATTCGGTGGATGCAGCAACTGGCGTAACCACGCCAATGAATTTGCAGGGTCTTTCACCCACTTATGTGGGTGGGTTTAACGGATTGGCAAGTGGGAATATCCAAGTGTCGTCAACTCCAACAATGGTGGATATGGTAGGACTGTTTAATCCATCTAATACCACTTCAATTACTAGTTATTGGTTCAGTTCTAATTTAACAACATGGTACACTGTAAATTCCAATCCAGCGAATAATGGGGACACTTCTTCAACGAATGCGAATGGTCAAGGTTTATTTTACAGAAATGGACAATTCTACATGAATGCCGTTAATAATTACACTAACACCACTTACTTCAAATATCTGAATGCACCCACGCCACTAACAATTCTTCAGTATAATACATCTCAGCCCAATCCTTTTAGTTGGGGTGCATTTACTTTTACTTTAGACACAAATTTTCCCAATTATTCTTACACATCTAGTGCAACTTATATCCCTTCATACCCAACTGTTGTCCCCAATCCAAATCAATTAACTCAACTTACAATTGGCGATTTAGTTACAAGTGTTGGTGATTTTGCGTTCAATAATTGCACCAATTTGACGTCTGTTACAATTCCAAATTCAGTTACAAGCCTTGGAATGGCTGCATTTCAAAATTGTTCCGCATTGACGTCTGTTACAATTCCAAATTCAGTTACAAGTATTGGTAGAGATGTGTTTAATTATTGTCCTAATTTGACGTCTGTTATAATTTTCAATTCAATTCCAATCATTCCACAGAGTGCGTTTCAACAATGTACAAGTTTAACATCATTTACAATTCCTAATTCAGTTACAAGCATTGGAATAGCTGCATTCCAAGCATGTGAAGCATTGACGTCCATTACAATTCCCAATTTAGTTACAAGTATTGGTGATTTTGCGTTCAGTGGGTGTGTATCGTTGACGTCTGTTACAATTCCAAATTCAGTTACAAGTATTGCAATAGCTGCATTTCAACATTGTTCCGCATTGACGTCTGTTACAATTCCAAATTCAGTTACAAGTATTGGTAACGACTCGTTCTTAAATTCCGGATTGACAATTGTTACAATATCAACAACAACAGCAACTGCTCTAGGTATAACATCACCTTCACCAAGTGTATTCTTTTTTGGAAAAACTGTTCAAACCATTGAACCCATTTAATAATAAATAAATAAATAAGTATATCACATCTCCGTGTGTTGGTGGTGGTGCAGATTTATGAAAATATAGTATTTAGAATGTATATAAACACATTCCAAATAACCCACGTATACCATGAATATCTCTCGCCTCATGCCGTTCCTTTCGTTGTTGCTGTTGTCCAATGCGGCTCTCATTTTCCCGTCACAGCCTCATTTGAATCCCAGCGACTTGTGCCCGCTCATTGACATTCTTGAGCACGAGCTGTGCAGCGATGCGTCTTCTCCTGTGAAACCATTGTGCACCCTGTTACAAAAATACAACGCGTCGTTTTGTTCCACTCATGATGCGCCGCCGCATGCTGCCATGAGCAACGACGCATTGTCAGTTCGTGTGTTGCATAACGAGTATTATGCGAATGCGAATGCGAATAAGAGTTCGGTGCATCCAGTGCACCAAATGAATCAAACAAACACAAAAGACATTCACAAAGTGTGTCCCATCATCAATTTCATTGAGCAAGAACTGTGTTCCCCTGCGGTTGAATTTGAGTTTGATCCGAAGGAGCTGTGTCCGTTGTTGAATTTAACCTACACGGAATTTTGTGCTTGAATTGCAAAATTGCAAAATGCAAATTCAAATGAATTGTAAAATGAATATGCGACGTTTGTTGCACATGCATTCATTCAGTGTTATTACATTGACGATTATACATTGATGTTGAAAACAATCCTTGGACGCTGTCCAGCCACATTGCTAGGTGTGATTGTTGAAGAACCAATGGTGCCAGCGCCAGCGCCAACAGAGCCAGCGCCAGCGCCAGAGCCAGAGCCAGAGCCAGAGCCAGAGCCAGAGCCAGAGCCAGAGCCAGTGCTAAACAACGCATTTTCAATTGCAAGCATTCTTGCAAAACCCAAACCGGTTGCAATGTCGTAACCAGTTCCAGCCGTAAAGGTTCGTCCGCTGTTGGGACCGTACTGTGTACCAGTTGGAAGAAGGCTATTTCCAACGGTTATGTCATGAAACAAGGTATTGACTGCATTATTTCTAAAGCTGTCATAAAGCAACTTTTGCAGGTTAGTGGAACCAGATAAACTGTAAAGGGGGGCTCCAATGTCATTCAGCCTAGTGGTGAATGGAACCAACCCTTCGTTAATGCGTCGCTGGCTCAAGTGTGAAAACAACCCGCACATCAATGACGTTGCAAGAGACGTTCCTCCGTTGATGACTTTTGCGATTTTTACTGTTCCAGTATTATTTGCAGTTATGATCGTCAATCCAGTGACAGGATCTGCGAGCGAACATATGTCTGGACAGACACGTCGGCCATTATTGAAATCGGACACTCCAGTCACACTGGTGAATTGATGAGGAGGTCTTGCGTAAAAGGGACCACTAATTGAGTGTGAAAATCCAGTTCCTCCTCCAGCACCATTGGGGCCAACCCACAATGTAACATTTGGGTTATTATTAGCGGCACCGATTGCCAATGCTGGATTGTAAAAGATGCTTGCACCACCAACGGACATAACGTTGGATGAAGTTGTTGGATATCCGGCCCAACGATAGTTTCCGGCTGCTCCAAAATAACAGATTCTGGGATTAATGAAAAATTCATCATCCAGAGAAGGACGATCATATCCAGACTCTCCATCACCCCATGACATGTTGACATAATCAGTGGTTCCGTACGGGTTATTGACAAAGTTGGAATCAGTTGAAGCATAAACGACTGCATTATTAAGGTCAAATCCAGTGGCGCTAGCACCGCAGACAACGCGGAAATGAGCATTTGGATTCATGGCAATCGCCCAGAAATTAAGTAACAATTCGCTCAACCATGTATATTTATCATCAGTATGGGTTGATTCATCCAATTCAGGAATTGCGAGCAAACCGGCTCTAGTGGTGATGTGTGCAACCGCTGCTCCATTTGCTACACCATTGGTAGTGCCATTGATTTGGGTGTCAAGTGCATCAATCATGGTTTGATTGACATTAGGATTTGTGGAAAGGGGAGGATTTCCATGACCACCAGGAGCGTATGAAGCTAGATTGATGACTTCAATTGTTGGTCTTGTTGTTCTTGCTGGGGTTGTAGTCTGCCAAAGGTCATACGTTTCGCAAAAAGCGGCAAAACATCTTTGAATATAAGCCGCTGGCCAATTGTGCGCAATGGTGGTTGCAATCACGACTCGTTTTTTACCTGCTGCAGGCAAAACATTCAGGGTTGCCGCATTGTGCGCTGCCTTGAGTTCCTCTGGAAAATATGGATGATTATTTGTGTTTCTGGAAAGAGGGATGAGTCCTGCCTCAACGTCGCGCTCATACTGTTCCTTGTCAAACTTCATATGAGGGAGTTTATACTCAACTGTGCTTAAATAAGCGTACAGCAATTCTTTGGCTTCCGTGTCGGACATTGTGAATGTGTAGTTGGAAGGTTATAAACTATAACTATAAATTATTATTTATGTATTTTTAAATTGTAAATAATAATCATTTTATTCATTGACGCAAGCGAGGATTAATGCACACCGCTTGCGTTGGAAAAATGTCTCCTGACATGCAAGTGTCTTGCTCGCCCACACGGATGCAGCTTCTAAATCCTCGGTCCTCTCCAATGTAACAGTACCCTGCTTTTCGCGTGCGTTGGGTGCGGCTGGTTGCATCATCCGGCTGCGGTGGTTGTTTTTTCGCATGCGACAGCGCGCGTTCCAGTGAGTCGTCTTGGCTGCCTTGGCTCCCTTGTCTGCCTTGGCTGCCTTGGCTCCCTTGGCTCCCTTGGCTTTCAATTGTTTGTTGCAGCACATTGATTCCACTGGTCGCGGCGCCTGCAGCAATGTCCACTGCCGATTTGGTGCCTTGTGCGGTCACATCCACCGTGGTTTTCGCCGTGTCTGCAGCGGCGTAGCCTAAAAACCGAGCCACAGCACGAAACGGTGCTCCAAATGTTTCGCTCAACCATGCAATGATTTCATCAAAATAGCTAAACACGTTGAATCCGATGAGCCCTAAAAGCACGACGACCAGCAGCGCGCGCAGCAAGAACGAGGTTGTGCTTGAAGACGAGGATGGTGCTTCGTCAAATGCAGTGGTGAATGACGGGGCAGAGGCAGGGGCAAGTGCGGGTGCGGGTTCAACATTCATTGTTAAAAAACCAAAATCCAAATTTCCAAATTCAATATATTTAAAGAAGATAAAAATATATACATTAGATAACCATACAAAATGCACTCATATGCACGAATATTTGAGCTCGCATCAAAAACCCCTCCCACTTTGGTGACTCCGTGTGTGTCGCCACCTTCGTCAATGACGACGACCAATTCAAGTCAACCGAATGATCGTGTTCATTGAATTCAGTTTGTCCATTTTTTCAATGGTTTTATCTAAATCCGATTTAGCACCTGCGGACCCCGTCAAATAATCCGTTTTGGGTGCAATCTCGTTTTTTTTCACTTGTTTGTACACCGTGTCTATTTTTTTCACCACGGTCTCAATGGTCTCCTTGTTGGACACCATTTCCGGCGCCATGACGAACGGCTCCGTCAGCAAGCAAATCGCAAAGTAAATCAAGTACCGCCGTTTTTTTTTCACCCCGTCGGTGTATCGCAGGCAATACAGTTTAAGCAGGCTTTGCATGAGTTTCGGCATGAACGGCTGCGCGGCATCGCGCGCTTGGCCCAGGATGAGCTCCCACATGATCCAAATGGGGTCCATTTGAAATTTGGCGTCCACCGGCATGGCGCTGCGGCGTTCGCACATGCACTTCTGCTTCTTCTTGCGGCAAATTTGCTCAAATTCCATGACCCATTCCAGCCAGTACGACGCCTGTAAACTGTTTTTGGACTCTTTAGAGATATGAAACGCGAATTCGTTGATGGCAATGTAGAGCTCTTTGGGGTCGCCGGGCAGAAACACGGGACTAACGTATGACACGTTGGGTGCTTTCAGCTTGTCGGTCATGGCGGTGCTGTCAAAGTCGGCCTTCTTAACCTTGATGCCTTCCAAGCTGTATTTCTTCTTGGAGTTGCACAAAACGCACGCGATTTCGGCAAACAGCGTGCGAATGCGCGGGTTGTTGCGCATGCGCAGCTCGTTTCCAATGTAGCCGTTGGCCACGAGCTCCTTGAACGCGTCATACCGCATCTCCAAGTACATGCACAGTTTGGGATTGGCCAAGTGGATGTGCTTGCCGAAACAAGTGAGGATGATGTCCCACAACTCTTGGTAGTGTCCTGCGCACACGAATTCGGCGGTCCAGTAACACGCTTCTTCTATTTTGCCATTTTTTAGGCAATTCAATAATTCTTTGCGCGCATCGGGCTTCTTGTATTTTGAAAAGGTCATGCCCTTGAATTCGGACTCCGTGCGAATGTCGTTGATTTCGTTGTCGTTCATGCACCAAACGTGGATCGGATGAATGGGATCAATGTATCAATGTGCCAATTATTATGTTATTATTTAAAAAAAATAACAATATAACATATACTTTATTACAACATTACATACAACCTTTACATTACAACATTGCATTGCACTATGAACACAATCAGCACCGCATTCAATGCGTTTTGCAAATCTATTGAAAGAAATGCGTGGTTTGGCGCGCTGCTGGTGGCAGTTGCGCTCTTGTTGCTGGTGTCCGCCTTGAATAAGCTGCGACGGCTAAAGCTGGGGGCTCGGCCTCGCGCATATTCGGGATCGTTCATTGAGTCGTTCGTGCAAAGCAGCGGCAGCAGTGAAAGCAGCGCCGTCATCGTGAAAACCGGGGACGACGTGAAGGACGCATTTTATGCGGCCGTGCGCGACCAGCTGTTCAACCAAAAAGTGAACAACGCCTACGAGGTGGGCGCAATCATCAACAAATTCCCGGACATTTCCAATCAAACGGTTGCGCTGGACGTGGGTGCGGGGACGGGCGCCTACATGAACGCCTTCATCCAGAACGGCATAACCGATGTGACCGGCATTGAATCGTCGGCCGCCATGATAGCGCAAGCCAAAAAAACGTATTCCGGGCTGAACTTGAACATTGTGAAAGGCGACCCCACGGTGGTGTCGTCGTTCAAGCCGGAGAGCTTCACGCTGGTGTCCATGATGAATTTTGAGGTGTACTTCATCCCCAACACGCAGCAGCTGTTCTCCAATGTGTACGCATGGCTGAAACCAGGCGGCTACTTTGTGCTGCATTTGGTGGACCCGCGCCGGTTCAATGCCGCTGGCCTGCTGCTGGGCGAGCCCACCTCTGTCACCCGGGGCAAAGCGCAATCCGTGACAAAATTCAACGACTTTGAATACAAGTCCGATGTGCAAATTTTCCCGAACGATTTTGTGCAGTATCGCGAAGTATTCACGGACGACAAAACGGGCAAGACGCGCAAGCACGTGCGCGACTTCCGAATGCCGTCGCCGCAAACGTTCATTGAACTGGCGGCGGGGGTCGGATTCAACATGCTTGGACAAATTGACCTTGTCAAAGCACAAAAAGAGAATCAATTCTTCTACTTGTTTTACAAGCCCGCGAACTGAGTGTATGCCGAGCTGAATTTATTAAATTCTATCCGCTGCCAAATGTTATGCACTGCTAAACGCCGTGCATGGAATTTTACTGTTTCCGGCTAAGCAGACCACAGGGGGTGTGGGATACGACCCATTGAACATCAAGTTATTTTTGTCCTTGTTTTTGTGTTTGGCTTGGAATGACTCCATGATTGCGTGTTCACCGTTGTAGGCGTATGCAACTGCCAAAATGACGGCCGCAGCAAGGAGCATGCACATGATCGTTTCGGTCCGAATTTGTGTCATGACGTTTGAGAGAAATTATGAATAATTAATTAAATAAATAATTAAATAAATAATTATATATGTATGCTTATATTTAATATGCACGATACAGCATCTAAATCTGGAGAATTGTTTGCACAATTGTATGGCGGTGCAAACAAAGTTGTGGTTGATATCGGAGGTAAAAATGTGAATGGAACACTCAGAAATTTTTTTGAAGGGTTGGGAATGAAATACATTTGCGTGGATATTGAGGAGGACGCGTCTGTAGACATTGTGGTCAAACCGGGCGATAAGTTACCGTTTGATAATGGGTCCATAGATTTAATAGTATCAACATCTTGTTTTGAACACGACCCTTGTTTTTGGATAACATTCAAAGAGATGACTAAAATCATAAAATTAGGTGGATTTATTTACGTGAATTGCCCAAGCAATGGTCCGTACCATTGTTATCCAGGCGATAATTACCGTTTTTACTCTGACGCAGGACAAGCATTGTCTTATTGGAGTAGTTTTCAATTTTCAAATGAAGAGGTATTTCCAGTTAAGGTAGTTGAAACATTTCATATATTGCCTAAATCAGATATATGGATTGATTTTGTGTGTGTTTGGGAAAGAGTTCATGAAAAACAAACGGACATGGTTGTTTCAAATGCGATTTCTGGAAATATTGGCATGTTGGAAAAAATGTTGAACGATAATGGTTTTTGTACCAAAAAAAAGATGTGAGTCATCAGTCATCATTATTAATACATTGTTGCGATGCAATATATTAATGCGTGTGTGGCCAGGGTTCATAACATTCCTAACGCACGTATTTGCCGGCGCGGGCAAACGAATCCACGATGAATATGATGAACACGCCTAAAAAGCAATACAGGACCAATTCCTCGGTCACGTGACCGGTTTTTGCATCCTGTTGGTCTTCCAGTAGGGAGATAATGTGGTCCAGCTTTTGCAGCAGGACGTCCTTGTTTTCGCCAGCACCGATTTCATTGGAAGAAGCTTGAAACAATGCATTGGCTAAAGAAAAGCCTTCCCTCGCCATCATGTTTGTTGCAGTGGCGGGTGCGGGGTTCAATTTGGCGCTCAAATCCGAGCTGTTTGCGGCGGCAAACCGGTTCCGATTTGCAACGGGTTGTGTTTGAAACTGTTGTTGCATTTGTTGCGATTGTTGCGATTGTTGCGATTGTTGCGTCTGACTAAAATAATTGGTGTCGGAATCGGATGATTCACTGTCGCTGTCTCCTTCGCCGTTGTGGATTTGTTGAATGAGCTCTTGCACGTACTTGTCATGAGCAGGTTTCATTGGTTGGGCTGATTGCATTGGTTGGGTGGATTGCATTGGTTGCGCTGGTTTATTTTGTTGCGCTGATTGTGCTGTCGGGCGCGCAGCCGGTGGCCTTGATCGCAACGTTCGTTGGTTTGTCCTTAATGTCCGTTTGGGTTGAGGTGCGGGCGTGGGTGGTTCATCATCGCCATAATTAGAGTATTGCAAATATCCAGACATTATCTCTCTCCTATCCTAATAAAATGATCAGATAATATTTTGGATTTGTTTATCTTATTGTTCCAAAAAAAATAAGGCGTTAATGTATCACAAGAAGAAGGAATGTATTCGTTGCAACGGTTTTTTCAACAAGTAGATCCCGAATTTGGGTATGTTGCGGTTGCTTTTTTGTTTGCGTGCATGATTTGGGCTTCCCCCATTTTGTTTTTGAGAGACAATGTTTTAGGCAAAGTGGTGATGGTGTCGGCCATCATTGCACTCACTCTGTATCATCGCGTTGCAGGCATTGTTGCCTTGATCGTCGCGATTTCCATCATGCAACAACAACCACAACCACAAAGAGAAGGGCTCACGACCAAGGCAGAGGCAACAAATGCAACAAATGCAACAGACGGCAATCACCCCCTATTGGGGTCTGCAATCATGCCGTCGTCTGCCATTCAATTCGCAACGGCAGCGGAATTTAGAGAAAAATATTGCATGAAGGGGGTTGGGCAAGGCGCTGATCAAAAGCCCGAGTTGCAATACATGTTAAGCCCCGCGCTGTTTGACGATAAGGTGCAACTGAAGCTGGAGGCCATCAAGCAAATGAACGTGTCTTCAATGAATGCAGCCAATTCGTGCAAACCCGATCCCGCGAATTCCAACAATTACGTGTCCATTGCCAACATGTGCGACCCCGGATGCAACTGGACCACCAATGCAACCACCAGCCCAGCAACAAAAGAGGGATTCACTCCAGCGCTGCGCCCCCACATTCGCAACGGCAGACGCATGATAACCAACGGCGCTGCCGCTGTGAAGTCGGGAATGAACCGTCTTAAACGTCAAATTTTCTGAGAGATTTTCACAAATATTATTTTATTGCATTATAGTAATCATCATTTTGCAATTCGTTAATTATAGATGGACGCGTTACATTTTATCACCGGGTGGTTTAACTATGCGGCGTTTCGGCTGAACAACAGCCTGTTTTTTGCGGGCGTGGTCATGATCATGCTCAACATTGGCGCGCGCTACATTGAGCTGAAGCTGGACCCCTCCACCGAGAATTTTCTGAAGACGGCATTGAGCAAGGAGCTGCTCGTGTTTTCGGTGTGCTGGATGGGCACGCGCGATTTGGTCATGGCGCTCATTCTGACCGCCGTGTTTGTGATCCTCGCGGATTACGGCCTGAACGCCAACAGCCAGTACTGCATCATGCCCGAAAAATACCGCGTCATGGCCCAAGGTGCGGCGATGGGTTTGAGTGCCGGCAGCAACGGCGGCGGCTCTAGCGGAGGTCCCAGCAGCAACGGCGGCGCCGCAATTGGCGGTTTGTCCAAAGCCGGGCACGGTCCGGGCAACATCGTGACCGACAAGGAAATCAGTGACGCCATGGATGTGCTGGAACGCGCCAAAAAACAGCGCGAAAACATGAAGTACAGCCATTACTTGACTGCATTCCGATCTGCCAAGTTTTGATACATTTACGAATATTAAAATATAAACATAGTTTAATATTTATTCATTCATTGGACCCTGGACTTGGACCATGAACTTGAATTTGTTTGGGGACGACGATGACGCACAGTCATCTTCTGGGTTTTCGGCAAATTTGAAGATGGAAACGTATAATTCGGTGGTTGTCACGTTCAACTCCATTGTGGCGAATGCCGATGATACTAAGGCCAAGGCCACCAATCCGGGTGACAAAGACAAAAGCAGAAATGCAGATGACAAGAGCAAAAATGCAGACGACAAAGGCAAAGAGGCAGATGACAAGAAAACAGAAGGAACAAAAAACATCCACATCTTGACCCAAAAAATGATTGTCGCGAATTCCAACTCCGAATACGTCGTGGACTTGGACGAAGAACAAAAGAAAACCCAGTCCACATCATGCGATTACTTGGTGTACGTCCCCACATCGTTGAATGTCGCCAAGGAAACCGTGGACGCATTTTATGAAACCAATTTTCAGTTCAAAAAAATGTTCGGGAAGTTAAACATGAAGGATGCGGCAGCGACCGTGTTCATGCAGTTGGACTTGTTTCAAAAATTTGTAAAGTACGCCAATCAAAAATCCCGAAAACGCGCGCTGCAATGGATCCAACAATCGTTCCAAGATGCGAATGACCGTAACCAAGTTGTGGTGAATGATATGAAAAATGTGCGCAAATTGAGTAATTTGACGGCTGTTGTTAACCCCGTCAACCTAGACGAAAAAGGGGATGAACGGTTTGTGATTTTGTACACCACTCCGGTTAGCACTGTACAACCAGTGGCTATAGCGACTTCGCTACAATACCTACCATTGATGGAAAGGTTCAATCCTGTAAATGGTCCGATTGCAGCAGGTAATTTGAACCTAATAGTGTCTCAAAAAGCATTAACTTATTATTACAATTATTTTCAGTGGATGTACATGAAAACTAATAATGCGGTATCCGCCGTAACTGGTTCATTTGGACGCATTTTGGATTATCTACCTCCATTAAATTCAAGAATGGTTGGACGCGCAACGCGTGTCAATTATATAGATGAACCAACCCCAAATCCAACAAGTTATGCCCATCCTTCCTACAATGTTGAAATTGTAACCAATTTTTTGAGAGGCATTATAACAGGGATTAATTTGCCCAATCGGAATGTTTTGCGCAATGACAACAAGTTGAAACCCATTCAAGAGAAAACCCGGTTGTACACGTTCAAATCTACGCCCGATTATAACCTGAATTATGAAAAATTGCTGGAACGTTTGTATTACAAATACCCGTGCCATTTGACACCAAACGCAAAGGTGACGAAAGAAGAGAAGAAGGCGATCACAGATGCGGCTCTTGCAGCTGCGGCCGCATTCAATGGTTGCATGAATGCTGCAATTGGCGCATCTGATAAAACCAAATCGCATTCCATCATTTGCGCAGTGGCCATTGCCACGAGAGAGTTTATTATGAATCAGAATCAGGTTAGTGCAATCGCAAATGCGGATGCAATATTAACTCACTTATTTACTATCATTGATTTTGGCGGAGGTGCACTTCTATTAAAACCACACATTCAAACACATTTGAATGCATTCAATGTTGTAGGAGTTTCTCAACGTCAATTAAATCCGTTGATCGGCGCCGCATGTGCGGCAGGAGATGCCGTGTACGCCGCAGCCAAGCTTGCGATTACGAATTATGTGAAAGATGCAGTGACAGTAACAAGTACAGCTGTTTCAAAGGATCCAGCATTGGCCGCAATCAAAAAAGCAATGGATTCCGTGATAGATAATTTTGACAACTTTGCTGCGTTTGCGTATGACAATGACACGCTACTTTCTTTGTTGAAATACAGTGACAAGGCACAGGCGGTTGATTCTGCAAGTGCGACTGCGACTCCTATCATCATCAACGCTGCAAACCTCATGGAAAAGGCCGACTATTTGAAAACATTGTATAAACAAAGCGCAACAAAAGAAGAAAAGTCAAAACAATCTGAAGCTCAGCAACAAAAAGATGAATTTGAAACTGTGCATGACGATGACCTCTATGTCATTTGCGGCCCGGTGTATTTTGACTACACTTGGATATTCAAGCAAAACCCGGAATTAATTAAACACATTTTAGGTAAAATGAGCGAGAAAGATTTGAAAGAACTGAAAGACGGGTGGACGCCAGTGGAAGATCCACTCACTGAAAACAAATACCATATCAATCCTAATCCGGAAGAAAAATCGTATCCCAAAATGCGGTTTGATAATCCGACCCAAATGCCGGCAGAAACAAGAGAAAAACCAAATTCTATCGGATTTTCTACATATAGTTGGAAAGAACAGTATGTTTCCCCTTCACGAGCAAAAGATGACAAAGTTCTTGCTATTTTTGATAAAAAAAGAATAGACCACACCTTATTTGCAAACAGTTTGAATGCTAGTCCTTCTTCTAGGCCTGCTTACATATATACTGGCGATATGAACAGATTAGTTTCACCAACACAACCAGAACTGAATTCAATCTACGACTGGACAACCCCCGGATATTATCAATATGAATGCACTCAAAACATTACAAGAGGCAATATAAGCACTAACAGAACCAAATGGATAAATAAATATATTCAGCTGATGCGCCCACCGACTTATGAAAATGGAGTGCAAGATTACACAGAACCGAATTTACCAACGGCTTATCCACCACCACTCATGTCCATTGTGCCTCCGTTTCGCGGCCCAGCAAACACATTCGTCATTCATGCTTGGATTCCGGGCGAAACGTTCATTGCGGAAGATGGCACATTGAACCAACGTGGTTGCATGGACTACATGTATAAAATGATGCAACTGATCTTCAAAACTGCCGAAAAAAATGCAAGTGACATTGCATCCAAAAAACGCATTTGCATCAAAATTGCGGCAATTGGATACGAATCGCAATACCTCAAAAGCTTGAGAAAAATTAACAGACCGGAAGACAAACAGTTTATTGGAGATGCATTTTTTTCTGCACTACGAGATTACAGCATGTTGTACGAAACCACAATTTACGTGACGCTGTATTATGATGCTAAAACTCAATCCGGCATTAAAATGCGGTATGATGATTACGTTAGCCAGCGTTTATCGGTTTTACGAAAATCCAATCCATTGGCAATGGACACGAGTTTGAATTTGAAAATTGCAAACATGGATGATTTTTTTACGCTGAAATGGTATCCAGAAACGGATCAATTGAGTAAGAACGATTTGCTGTATTTTGTGGATTACTGCAGCAGTCCTCGCGCATTCATTGGAAACATGGGCGAATGGCCGGAAAACATTGAAGACGTGATGGATGATGCCATTAAAGGAACCAATCCTCAGCCACTCTTACAATGTCTTAACAATGCATTTGATTCAATAAATACTTTATATGGGGATCGTGGAATCAAAGATAAAATGAATGAAATATTTGCAAATTTAACAGTGTGGCAACAAATTACTAACATAAATAGTGAGGTCAATAAGTTTGAAAATATTGTAAATGATGTGAATCTTGTTTGTGCTGAATCAGGTGGTTCATCTAGTCAAAAAATTGGAAATACAAATCCAGATAATTTAATGATAAGTTGGTGGGGACACAAAGTAAATCCGCACATTTTATTGCCCCGAAATGCATACATAAGTTCGTTTGATGAGCATGTCATGATTTTGCACAATTTATTGAGCAATTCTAACAATGTTGATTCTGCTGGTGGTGGTGGTGCTGCCGCTGGATGGGCCACCAGTCAATTCTTTGACGATCCGTCTAATACCAATACCAACAAATCTGTGAATTACGGACCTTACATTACTTCGGCGTTCAATGCCGGAACCAACAACACATTTGAAAATGCGGTGTATGCTTACACGCAAGCCAAGAAAATTCTCACGCTGTTGTCCAAAATGAAGTACGACGAAATTCAGATAACAAAGGCCAATCAAGAAAGAATTAGTGCGGCGCTTGCAGCGCTCAATGCATACAATGTCGGCAATGCAAAGATGTCGTGGTCCATGGACGCCAAATTCACGGCGGCGGTGGCCGAGGGCGCGTTCATCCCTAACTCCAGCGCCCTGCACAACCCGTTCATGTGTCCCGCGCTGCTGGATCCCAAGGAATGGCAGTTCATGGACTTTGACGACGTGGGGGTGCGTGAAATTGCCGGTGCCAAACCAGTGTCCACGTTGTTGAAACCGTTCATTGACGCGAAAATACGGGGATCGGATGCTTCTTCTTCCAGTTTGACGCGATCCAATGCTCTCATCATCTCAAAACAACCGAACATGTCCATTCTCGGCGCCAATTTCGCCGTGATCTTGGAAAACATGTTTCACCGAAATGCGCGGATGCAGTACGACGGAAAAAACATGGTGTTCAACAATTATGCGTGGAACAAGGAGTTTTTTTACAAGAAACGCAACGACCGCGCGGTTTTACAGCAACTTACGAGCACAAACGAAAGCAAGACGCCGGATTTTGCGAGCTTGATGGGCATTCGCGCTTCGTCAGGAAGGTGCATCCAGTTCCCCCTGTTTGCTGTTCAACTCGCGATGTATCTGTACCAAGGCAATCTGGCGGACATGACCGGCATGGACATGGCGCGCCTCTCGTGTTCGTTGGACGGGTCCATGTTCAAAACCAATGCGCAGATCTTATGGGACCAGATGATGAACGGCTTGAAAACGCATTCGCAAAATTTTACGATGCAGCAGTTGTTAACAAGATTGGGCCGTCCAGTAACAACGGAAGAATATGGGTACACGGCAAAATGGAATCTTCCTCCTACTGTTGGCACAAACAATACAGCAACCGCATTAATTAATGCAGTTACTATTGCGACAAATCCCACGCTCAAAACCACCAATGTGGAAACATTGAAAAAAATACAGGCAGAAGTTACACGGATGAATTTATCGTCAAATCCATTATATAGTGCGCCAAATAATGCTATTGGTACGCTGGTTACAACAGCAAACGCATACAACGATGCAGAACTTGATGCCGTAAACGGACAAACCGCATCGTTGGGTTGGAATGCAGCCACGCAACGCGAAAGCACGGTTTTGTATATGAATAAAATGGCGAGAAAGAACGGGACCATAGTGAACATTGCCTCAGAATTATCGTCATTGAAACCGGGGGATAAAATATACATCAAAGAAGATACCGACACACGAGTAAAAATAAAACAACAAGTTTGGCGTGTTACTGGCAAACCTATTAAAAATGCAACGCATGATAACATCATTGACGTTCCGGTCACGTATGCAGAAGTGTCTTTGGTCAATGTCCCTGCAAGAGTGATTGATTTCAATGTTGGTAATGAGTATCCTCTAACCGTCGCATTAGAACGCTTTTCTCCCGAAGAATGAAAAAAAATGCATGAAAAAAATGCATGAAAAATGAAATAAAATATTTAATGATTTATATACCCAAGTTCATAAATCATTGAAACCATTATTGGAATGACGTGCAAACTGAACGCGTGCACCGAAAAAAACACCCGGTCAGATACCCGACCCGTGATCATCGTGGGATCCATTCTCGGCATTGGCCTGCTGTGTTACATGGCATTATACAAGCGCGGCAAATGAAAGCGCGGCAAATGAACCTTTAGCCAAGGCACTCAATGAATTGCTTCATACGCACGAATATGGTTTTCATCATGGTGCTCACGGCCTTGTCCACAAAGGGCGGGATGGAAATCACGTCGTCGGGTTTGGACAGCTGCAGTTTGAAATTGTAGTAAAACTGAATGGCATGGCCGTCCGATTGCACGTGGATCGTGATGTTGGAATTGTCGGAGTCAATTTGATCGGCGCGCCGGGGGATCAAGTGTCGCAGCTGCGACTGCGCGGTCTTGGGAACGTTCATGCTACTCACGTGAATGACTTGGCCTTGACCTTCAGCCAATGGCTCCTGGTTGGATAAATGCGGCATGTGCGTAGACACGTGCGTGTATCTCTCGCCCAGTCCCATAACGCTCTTAAAAACGAAGAGGATTTCTGCGCGCGAGGGGTCGTTCGGGTCCGGGAATGCAATGTGGTGTGCGTCAAACAAATCCTTGTTCAGCTCGTACATCATTCTGTAAATGTCAAACGTGAGCAGCGCATCAATCCGTATCTTGGGATTCACGGCTTTGAATTCAATCAAATACATGTGATTGGCCTTGTCACGGCTTAAATACACCGCGTCCTTGTCACACGTCAACACGTAGTTTTGGCTCATTTCTTAAATATATTCTTTTGAATGTATTTAAATTGTTTATGTTGTTACAACATTCCATTATGCGGATATTTTGCCGAAAACTGAGTAATTGATGTCACCTGTCCTCCTTTGCGCGATTTCCTTCTCGTGCCATTCTTTTTTGATTTTCTTGCAGTTTTGCTTTTTCTGTTTTTCATTCTTTGTTTTATGAATTTATGCTATATTATTTATTTTGAATTGCTAAATGTCTAAAGCCAAGCTCACGGTATTCTTATCCGAGCGTTGGCGGCGCTTGCTCTTGTGCGGCAAGTTGTCATTCTGCAGCTCTTTCAGGTCGGAAATGCTGATGGTGCTGGTCTTGTCTTCGTTTGCTGGTTGTTGTTGTTGTTGTGGCTGTGACTGTTGTTGCTGTTGTTGCAATGGAATGGTTTTGGTCTTCAATCCCGACAGAATGTTGGAAATGTCGGTGGGGCCGCGCATGTCGGGGCGTTTAGACACCGTGACCTGAGGAGGAGCCGAATCCGAAGGGCCCATGTTGCGTGCCGCGGTCAAATCGGGGCGACTGGAAGGCGGAGGTGCGCTGTTGTTCCCTGCCCGGAACGGCGTTCCCGCATCCGAGTTGGGGTCGCGCACACTGGTGGGAACCGGGGGCGGAGGAGGGCGCTGGTTGGGAATGTAGGGTGGCGCTTGTCTTGGCGCTTGTGGCTGAGGGCCTTGGCCTTGGCCTTGAGGCCCCGGACCCATCAAATCGCCCATGAAGTTGCCGAATCCGGGGCGGTTCTGCGACATGGAATTCACCGCAGCCGCTGTGAACTGCTGCATGAGTTCCGGGTTCTGCCGCATGATGTCGTCCATGCCCGGCATGGCCGATTTGAACATGGTGTTGGTCATGTGCAGCATGATGGCGCTGCCGCCCAGCTGGAACAGCAGCTTGAGCTCGGGCGCCATCTTGGCCTTGGACTTGTACTTGTCGTGCAGCTCCGAGAAGATTTCGTCGTAGTCGTCAATGTTTTCGTTGACTTGTTCACTCCAGCCGTCCAGCTTCAGGTCAAACGGATCAAACTTGTTGTTCAAGTACTCAATGCCGGTGATGACGGACATGAGCATCTTGCCCTGGAACTTCACGCTGTTGCGCCGCTCGCGCTCCTCCAGATGCGTTTCGTATTCGCCCTTCATTTCCGCCAGCGACGACTCCATGGAGTACTTCTTTGTCAGCGTGATGCCCTTCTGCTCCAGGTCCTCCAGCTTGCGCAGGTACTTGAACTTCTCGCGCAGCAGCTCCTCCTTGGTCAGCTGCGGCTGCGCATCCACGGGCGCATCGGGGTTCAGCGGCACGTTGTTGAACTTGCCGAACCCGTCCCACGTTTGCTTGTCGTCCGATGCAGATGCGGTTGAGCTGCCTAAATTGAAGGTGCCACTGCCACTGCCACTGCCACTGCTACTGCTGTTGCCACCGCCGCCAAGTTCAATCGGCTCGTCACGAAATGACACGCTGTTATTAGAGCCCGACCCAATCCCACTAAAAAACACCGACTTGCTTGCAGACGATGACGGCACTTGAACATCGCTTAATTCGTTCAACTCGGCTTCCAGCGCATTCAAGTCGCCGATGTCAATGTCGCCACCTCCGCTCTTGCTGCCGCCGCTTTTCATTTTATCGTTCATCAATAATTCCAACCCGCCTCCAAAATTGGTGGACTTTCCACCCCCCTTCACGCTGGGCAAATCCGAAATGTCAATCACTTCCTCCATCACAGCAGATAATCTGGAATTTATGTCTATTCTTATGATTGATTTATATCTTTTAAGTTTAAATCATACGCAATAATTAGGGACGTGCCGTCCCTTTGGACCCTGACATTGTAATATTCAATTCATTTCATTCAATTAATTCATTATCATTTTAGTTCCTTTGCGAATGTCATTTTCATCAACAAACCCCGCATCGGTTTCAATCAGACCCGCCGATTTTTTTGATGTAAGATAATGCACCTTTTGAGACATTGGGGTCATGTTTTGTATCGTTTCCAACACTCTATTATTTTTATCAACCACAATCGCATCTAAAGGGATGCGCGTGTTTTTCATCCAGACACCACCTGCATGGATTGGAAACCACGCGCCACAATTTTTTCCAAGTGCAGTTTTTTTGAACATTAATCCCCGTTTTTGCGTGGCGACTGTCTTGAAATGCTTTATGATGCGAATTGGCACAATATTTCGTTTGCGACGAGTGGTTTTATTCATTTGATTGCAGGAATTCACGTGCACGTGTTATAATACCACGCTAAAATAACTCATTTGTGCGACGTGCCTTACAATCCCGAAGGATTCGGGGCTGCGCTGCGCTGCGCTTTTACGTAGTCCCCTGATAACCACCAAATACCCTGCAGAAAGCAGTCCGCCAGATCATCCTTCTTTTTGTGCTTGTCGTACAACCCGATGTGCTCGGGTGCATGTTCTGCAATGAGCGCTCTTGTAATCTCCATGCTGCGTTTTTTGCGATCGGCATAATCAGCCTTGTCACCCTTGTCACCCTTGTCCTCCCCATCTTTGGAAAACAGCTTCAGTTTGTTCGTGGCGGAGATGAACCGAATGTCTGGCACCCCGCGCATGATGAAGTACTGCGTGATCATGCCCTGCAGCGTCTTCATGCGGGTGGCCAGCGTGCCGAGCTGGTTCTCAATAATCACGACGTCCAGCCCGGCTGCCAGGTGCGGCAGCGCGTCAAACCGACGGTGCATGTTGCGCCCAATGGTGATCAAATCCATGGATGCGGCAGAAATCACGGTCGGTTTGGTGCTCACGGCAACCAGATACTCGGCCGCCAAGGCAGCGGTCACATGCTGCAACAGCTTCAGCTTGCTCTTTTCACACTTGTCTGGAATAGCAGAAGAGAGATATTCGCCCGAAAACGCCTTTAGCTGTTCCAGCGTCATTTTTTTCAGTAGTTTTGGTGACCCAATGGATGAAGCCAACGGCATCTTGTACCCCGATGCATTCGCGTGCCGGGTGCAGTAATACACCATCAAATGTTCTGGTCCTGATTCGTGCATGAATTTTGCGGCAAATTTGCATCCGACAGTGGAGCATGTGGGTGCTGCCGGCTTTTCATTAGCGGTGAGCCCATTGCACAAATTCACCGTATCCCATGCCATAATTTTCGCTTGCTGCATGATGGTCTCCGGAGTTTTTATTTCTCCGGCATCGGGGGCACATTCAAACAAGCAATACGCCAGGTTCTTCATGCCCACGTCAATGCTCAACACTCGTAATGCATGTGTTGTTGTTGTTGCGTTTGTTGCGTTTGTTGCGGTTGTAGTTGCCACTACTAGTGGCTGCGGCATGAAGTACATTCCATCGCATGAAGCCATTGCGGGAGATGGCATAATGTTTTTATACTTGTGTGGGAACATGCGTTTATGTGCTTTTGCACCGCGAAAATAAAATATATGTGCCTCATATTATAGTGGTCAACAACAATGCACACAGTCACGCGACAAGGACGACAAGGACGACATAAATGGTCCGCCAAATACAAGAAAAGCATTAATTGCCGCGCCCCCCGCGGATTTTCGCAACGTCAGTATTGCAAATACGGACGACGCAATAAGAAGACAATACGACGTTAATTATGTGTGGGGTAGCCGCGCACCAGCAGCTCGTGCTGGGTGATGACCGGCGCAATCATGCGCGCCTGCAGCTGTTGGCGCGACAGGTAGTAGTTCTTCAGGTCACTGCTTTCGTAGCCGAAGGGCTGGCTCCTGTCAAGCACGCCCGCAAACACGTACGGCACGTTGGGCTGCGGTTGAAGCGGGTTGCTCGTGTTGTACACGCAGTTGCCGCACTGGTTGCACGCCTCCACCTGATTGGCCTGCATGATTTGCGTGGCGTTGTGCGTTAGGAACTGGCGGTATTGAGAGTTGGAGGTGATGCCGGCTTGTTCCTTAATGCGTTCGTTGATGGCAGCACCGGGTTGCCAGTCGGCATAATTGCGCCCGTCCGCCATGATCGGCGGGAAATTGAAGTGGATGTTGTTGGATCCAGCGTAGCACGTTGCCCAGCTCATGAAATAATAATAGATGATGTGAGTAATAACAAATGATGTATAATATAATTGGATAATAATTATATTATTTTTTTGCACACACGTTGTGATTGTGAATTATTTACTGAATTTCTCTCGGTTCGGGTAAACAACAAGTGCGCATGATACGTTCGGTGACAAGGTACGGGTCCAGGTTGGCTGCTGGGCGCCGGTCTTCTAAATACCCGTGCCCCCGGTTTGCCACGTGGCGCGGAATGCGGATGCTGCGCCCGCGGTCGCTGAATCCCCACGTGCACTCGTGCATGGAGCTGGTTTCGTGCAGTCCCGTCATGCGCGCCTCGTTGAATTCGCCATACACCGCCATGTGCTCTGCATGTTTGGCTTCTAATCGGGTGCACGCGTCCATAATCGCATCCATGGAACCCCGCATCTTATCGGTGGATTCGGGGTTGGGGTTGGAACCCCGCATCGCTGCCGTGCTGAAGTTCGTGTGGCCGCCCGACCCGTTCCACGTGCGCATCGGTTTGGGGTGAAACGTGGCGCAGCACCCGTGCTCTTCCGTGATGCGCTGCAGGATGTAGCGCGCCATCCACAGCTGGTCCGACACCTGGGTTGCCGGCAGCGGCCCGATCTGGAACTCCCACTGCGACGCCGTGACCTCCGCATTCGTGCCGACGATTTCAATGCCCGCCTCAAGGCACGCCTCCAGGTGCTGGTCCGCGATTTTCCGACCGAAGCAGCGGTCACCGCCGACACCGCAATAATACGGACCCTGCCCACCGCACCCTGGGTCCCCCGTGCTGGCCCATTGATACGGGACATCTTTTGCCTTTGAAAACAGGATGTACTCCTGCTCAATGCCGAACAGGGGCTCGTCGTTTAAACACGCGGTCTCGGTTTGCGCGCATTGGACGCGGGCATTCGTGGCGTGCGGCGTCGTGCCGTCCTTGTCGTAACAATCGCACATCACCAAGTAGGCTTCAAACTTCTTGTAAAATGGGTTTCTGAATATGGCAACGGGGCGAATGATCACGTCGCTGTCGGTTCCCGTGGCCTGTCCGGTGGATGAGCCATCAAACGACCAATCCCAGCGTTTACAATCTGACAAGAACCAATCGGCACTGAAATTGTGTATGTTGTGTTCAACCCGGGTTTTGCTTCGCATGCCTCCGGCAGCATCAATCCACACGTATTCCAGAATGATGGGCTTCATAATGAGAGAAATATTGACAAAAATGAATTATACAAATAAGTATGTTCATTCTTTAAATTGTTATATCACGGGTTCTGCGAATTACTACTGCAGAAGCTGCACGAGGTCCTTCTTTTTGAGTTTTTGCAAGTCGGCATCCTCGCCTCCTAAGCCGCGTTCCTTCGCCAGTTGTCTCAATGCAGGCACAGACATGTTGCTATAATTCAACTGCATGGATTTTGCGCCGTTGGATTTGTATCCAATTTTTAAATCAAAGTCATGTGCTTCATTTACTTCCTGTATTTCCTGTGCTTCTTGTGTTTCATTTGCAGCATCATCGGATGAAGAGGAGGAGGATGAATCATCGTCGTCATTGTCATCATTGTCATTGTCATCATTGTTAGTGCATTCGGGTATGTTGAGAGAAATTATTTTTTTGGTAGAAGCATCTTCCGCTGCATCAATGGTGATGCTGTCAATCACAAAGCCACGGTCAATGTTAATAGTGTCAAGCAGAATGTTCTTTTTGAAGTCTTCATCAAATTGTTTGTGATACTCCTCAGGTTGATGGATTTCATCACCGATGGACCACTTGTCCTCCTCTGTTTCGGTGTTACTTGACTCGCTGGATGAATCCGACTCGGACTCGGACTCGGACTCTGATTCCGAACTCACTTCAATCAAATTGTTCTGCGTGATGGTGATTTCTTTGTCGTAGCTATGAATTTGTGCTTGTTGCGCTTGTGCTTGTGCTTGTTGCGCTTGTTCTGGGTCTGATAAGTGATGGTGATGTGGTTGCGCATGTAACCCGCGCGAAATGATCGCTTGCATGATGCGCGCTTGCTCCATTTGAGACTTCTCAATAAGCGACAAGCGCTGCTTGAAGTAATAAAAAATGCCGTAAGAAATCACGGCGCAGATTGCTAAACTCACAAACACAGTGGTGGCAACCGAAAACGAAGACCCGGTCATGGCAAAGTATGTTTGTGTTAGTATTTGAAATATTATTTAATATGTCTTACAATCAAATAATAAATAAAATGGGGCATACCGAACGAACGAACGAACAGACAGACGGACGGACCGGACGGATGAATGAAGTTTATGTCAAGCAGGGAAAAATACCTTTTTTTGCGCGGGCATGAGATCTGGTTTGAAATATTTCCTATAATTTGTAATAACGTGTTCAACCGTGTTGTCTTTTGCCTTGGGATATAAAAATACCTCATACGCATCCTGCGACAGGTTGGACGACAGCACTGCAACTATGTTGGGGTCATCGTCAAACGTGTTGTACATTTTGGACACCATAGTTTTACCAGTGGGCATGGTCACCGTTTTATGCTTACCATTTTTGTCAATGAGCACCACCTTTTTTCCAGAGGCTAAACTTCGCCACCATTCCTCCAATGGTTTATTTTTACCCCAAACCGTGGTTGGATCCGATTCCATTTCCAACACGCGTTTTGATTTTTTTGCAGTGTGGTTTGCTTTTCTTGTCACGTTCTGCCATCTGTGAACTCCATTCTTATTTGACACAATTATCCAGTTGTTGCCATCATTGCCTTTCTTAATGGTGCCAATCTTGAATAATGTTGCACTTTTGGATGGCGCTTTTCTTGTCGGCATCTTGTGCGTATTTATAATATGATATGAAAATAATACGCATTTATTCATTTCTTCATTCAAAGACTGGTCAAAATGCGGCGCGTGGCGTCCACAATGGACGCGGGATACTGCAGATCGTAAAGCACCTTGATGCCGCCTTTGATGGCTGAAATGCCCGGGCGCAGCGTGTACAAGTATTTAAAGTCGTAGTTGCCGCGGTCGGCCACATCCATGTGCAAATTCCTGATTTTATTTGTTTCGTTTACTTCTTTTACTTCGGTTGAATTATTGGCGATTTTCTCTCCTTTGTCTGATTCTGATTTTGAATTTTGTGACTGGAAGAGCTTGCACAACTGAATGTAGTGTGTGGTCAGCATGAAGTCCACATTGTCGTGCTTGGTCAAGTGCATGATGTAGCCGTACGCGCTGGCGATGGCTTCGTACGGGTTGGTGCCCGAATACAGCTCGTCAAAAATGCAAAAGTGCCTAACCGGGGGGCTTTGTTCCCCAGAGAGTTTGTCCAGAATCTCCTTGCACCGGCGGGACTCCGCCTGGAACAAGCTGTCGCGCCCCGACGTGTCGGGAATGTTCAAGTAGCTGTGCAGCTGATGGTAGGGGCGGATGCGCGTGCCGGCTTCGTAGAACCCGTGCCCGAGTTGCTGCGAAAACAGGATGTTCAGCATGGTCATTTTGAGAATGGTGGTTTTGCCCGACGCGTTTGGGCCGGTGATGACCAGCCGCTTGTCCAGCGACACCGTGTTCTTCACGGGCTCATCACCATCGGTCACTACAGTTGCAAGGTAATACCCGTTCACAATTTTACTATGTGCTTCTTCTTTCTTCTTTTCTTTTTTCTTGTCCTTCTTTTTGTCCTTCTTTTTGTTCTTATCAGGTTGGTTGTCTTGGTTGTCTTGGTCTTCGTTAATAAATTCGCATGCCGCCACCCGCTTGTTTTGAAGCAGCTCACCGAAATGAGCCACGTGTTCCGCAAACGCGTTGAACCCGAAGCTGTACTGCATGCACGCCGCAATGCTCGCGTCCGAAAACACCGCGTAATACTGCTGCATGACGTAGCCGATTTGCAGGCACTTCTTGGCCGTGAGCGCGGGCGGGTCAATGCGGTCCAACGCCGCCACCATGCGTTCCAGCTGCTCCCGGTTCCTTTGCAGATCGGCGGCAAAAGGCGCATACGTTTCGCCACAAGCGAGCGCATGGGCCGCAAATGTGCGCATTTTATGAATGGTGGCATCGGCATACGCGCGAATGGCGGCCAGATCGGCGTGCACGAGGAACGTGTTGCGATAAAAGCGGTGGCACGACACCACATTCTGATACATTTGCACGATGTAGAACACGACGGACACCAGAATGTAGATGCGCTTGTCCCACCCCACGGAGCTCATGTCAAATATGAGCTTGCCGATGGCGTGCTGCGACAGCATCATCTTTATGATGCCGAAGTACGCGGGCAGCGTGATGGGCACGCCCTGCAGCTTCAACAGGAAGAACGGCACGATGAGCATGATGACGGGCATCAGAAATGATAATACCGGCGAGAACAGGTTGTACATGCTGTAGCACTGCAGGAACGTGGGCGATCGGTTCAGCGCATCCAGCGGGGCGTAGTCAATGTAGTTGAACTTGTCGCGGAACGAGGCGTCGGTCTTGATGCGGGTCCAAATGGCTTCCACTTTGTCAAAATCAATCAACGAATCATCGTCACGTGACTTATCTTTGGACACAGAGGCGATGAAGCGCTGTGTGTCCTGCAAATGCGGCACGCTGGTGGTGAACTGCTTGGCCCACATGCCGAGGTAGCGCTTGGCGAATGCGGACTGCGGCTGAAACACATGGGCGTACATGGACTTGTCATTGGATTCATTATTCGTAGAGCTCGTATCATTAACTTGCTTGGTGCATTCAATGAGCTCCAAGTCGGACAGCACGCTCTTGTCAATGGGGCACAATTGGTCCTCGGGCAAATACTCCATGGGCAATTTGAATGGCGTGTCTAAATGTATTGTATTTGTTGGACTTGGATTTGTTACATTGGTTACATTATTCGTGTTTTCAGGTTCTTTTGTTTCTTTTGGTACCTCTTGCATGTTTGAAATTTGAAACTTCGCTAAAAGATGCTGTATCATTTTTATAAACTATAACAAATGATAGAAGATAATGCATTAAATTCTACGAAAATGAAAATGGATTATAGTGCAGCAGCAGCAGCACCGATGGACATCTTGCTAATTTTGTCTTCAAGTGTTGACTTTTCACATTCATTTGCAAATTTCTGAAGTTTATCCATTAAAGGAATAATGTCACTTCCAATGCTGATTATGTTTTTGCTTAAAAATCCAGATATCCCAATGTGATTTTTTATAGATGGTGTTTCATGATTGAATTCATCATGCCTATCATTAATTTGACATTCTTGTTCATACATTTGCATTACACAATGGGATATATTATCATTTTTTAGCACAAATTCAACTGTGATTTCAGGCACTGTTCCTTCAATCGGTTTAGTTACTTCAGTTGCCAAAAATATCAATTGTGTAACTGGATTTTGTTTGGATCCGGGATTAGGCGGAATTTGAATTATGAGAGGTCGGCTTAATGACAAAATATACTCCGTTTTACCAAAATGCAATTTTATTTGGCCTTGGACTCCGATCATTCTTTCTAGACGAATTTGATCATTTGGAGAAACGCGTCTAACATCTCCAGAAGCAGCAGCACCAGAAGCAGAAGTAGTAAATTTAGCTTCAAATTTATCAAAATTGTCTTGATCAAGATATAATTGTCCGTTAAATGTTTTACCAGTATCAGGTGTGACAACTAATCCAGTCAAATATGTAGTAATTAGTTTTCCATAATCACGATCAGATTGGTTTGAAGACTCAGCGTATTTATTGAGTGGTTGATTGCCGATGTAATATCGCACGCCATCATCAATATTTACTTTCAAAACTTCAATGCCACCATAGTTAGGTCCTCCTTTTGGATTAAGTTTTTCACCGGCAAACCTTTTAGCCATTGCTTTCAACATCCCGCCTCGTTGTCTTCTCGTATAACGACGACGGTTCGTTTTGTGACGACGGTTCGTTTTGCGATCACGGGCACGATGCACCTGTTTTTTTGAGCGCTTGACGCGCTTGACTCGTCGTGTGGTCTTGACCATGTTTATGATTATGTATATTATACATGTTATATATAAATAAATAATAAATGATTGCTTCGTTAATATGACGCCAGCAACTGGTTCATGCTTTTTTGCAGAGTGTAAAATGCAAGCCCGAACATGGCGCTCGTGGCAATCAGCCCGGTCAGATTAGCGTTTCCGTCCGCGCTAAAGAGGGCCGATGGCAAGTAGCGGAACATGTAACGCTTCACTGCCGGCAATTGAAACGCAAAATACAGGATGGCCAGCATGAGTGGCGACTGAATCTCCTCGTAAAACGTCTCCAAAGTGTCGGCGCGATTGGCCCCGCGCGTGTTTTGGTGCATGACGCGCTCCAGCGTGGAACTGGTTTCGTGGTCCTGAATGTAGTCAACGTGGCGCTGCGGCTGCGGGACGTACGTGGGCTGCACCTGCGCATCCTGCATCATGATGCTCGTATCGCGCGGTATGTCGCGTGACGGCAGCGCGGTCATTCCCGTCATGCTGGCACGCTGCACCCCGCTCACCAGTTCGTTCATCAGCTTTTGATTGGGCTGCTGGTTGGGGTTCAGATGCGGGCCTTGATTGAATTGTTGTTGTTGCTGTGATTGTTGTGAAGGCGCTAAATCGGGCACATTGGGGGAATACGACATAGCGCCTGGCTCTGCCTTCTGGATCACCACATTCTGATTCTGGGTATTCGCATTCTGGCCGGATGCGGTGGGCAAGTCGTCAATGCAGGTGGTGTCGCTCATCTTTTATGTATTGCATAGATTCATGTTTCTACAGTATAACGCAAAGTGAAACCACATTCTGCTAAATGTAATACTAAATGTAATACTAAATGTAATGCTAAATGTAATGCTAAATCAAAATCATTCATTTCTTTTACAATGAAAAAAATGAACATGTTACAATGTGAAAAAATGTGAGAGGCAATGCGCCTCTTTTTACCGGCAACAGGTTTCGATCCTGTGTCCTCGTGGTTATGAGCCACGCGCGCTCCCGCTGCGCCATGCCGGCTACTGATGTAGTGCTCCAGTGCCTTGATGCACCAATGCGATGTGTGATAGATACCGGAGATACGTTTCGATCGTATGTCCTCGTGGTTATGAGCCACGCGCGCTGCCTCTGCGCCACCCCGGTTAAATGTTGCTCCAGTGCCTTGATGCACCAATGCGATGTGTGATAGATACCGGCGATACGTTTCGATCGTATGACCTCGGAGTTATGAGCCCCGCGCGCTGCCTCTGCGCCACACCGGTTAAAGGCTCCGTTTAACGTCCAGCTTGACATTTACCCCCGGTCAGTTTCGATCTGACGTCCTCCGGCTCATAAGGCGATAACCATCAATCGTTCGGACTTTATGAAAGACGAATTGGGTGACTGACGATGTTTACGGCGCGCTTCCTCTGCGCCACAGGGGTGTGTTTTTCACAGTTGCTACTCGTGGGAATGGAACCGAACTCAATCCGGAACAAGCCCGACTTGCTAACATGTCATTTGCCAACTGAGCCATGAATCATGATACAACTGCTTGGAATGTGATGCAGCGAAATGCATATACATAGATGTCGGCATCTGGATGACCCCTCATCCAGCGTCTAAAGCGCCACGTCTATGCGCGAATCATCGCACTTTGCACTGTTGACATTGTACGTGAAACACTTGCCGTCGTATTTAAACGTGAACTTTTTTGTTTCCGCCATGTCGGGCGCCTTGAACACCATGCAGTTGCGCCCGTGGCACGTCTTCCTAAATAAACTGGAAAGACCCAGACCCATTATTATTCCGAAGATTACCCGACTTGCGGAAGAATGAATGAAGTCATGCAGTTGCATTATTCAAATGCTAAAATATTTAAGTTGTTTTAACACAATATTTTATTTTTTTGGAAAATGCAATTAAATGCGGGTTTAAACGCGAACGCGATGCGTCTTCCGATGATGGGTTGTATGGCGAGGTTTTTGTGATTTTTTTGGTCTATGATGTGATGTGCGACGATTGCGGCACTTGTTTCCACCATTTTTTGACATTCTTTGATGTGCTGATAATATTTCATATGCTTCTAATAGTTTTTGAAACTTAGCAGTAGCGTCCGGATCAACTGATCTATCAGGGTGCGTTTGCCTTGCCAATCTACGATATGCTTTATTGATTTTGTGCATATTAGAATCAATCGGTATTCCTAAAGTGATACTGGCGGCTATGAGTTCTGGGTTTTTACTGTATTGTTCTCTGCTGGATTGTTCTCTGTTGGATTGTGTTTTTTCTCTTGATTGCTGTTGCCGCCATTCATTTAATTTTTCATTGACTTCTTTGTTCAACCTCAACCGTTCTTTTTTTTTGATTTGCTCTTGCCGCCACCATTCATTGAATTCTTCGTCCAACCGTCTACGTTCGTCTATCTCGCGTTGTTCCCTCCCGTCTTCCTCGCGTTGTCTATCTGCTTCCTCGCGTAGTCCAATCAGTTCTTTAGCACGTTTGTCCCTCTTAAGGTGTTCATTCAATGTCGTAAATGTAAATTCGCCAGGTATCGTCCTCGTGACTTTTATTGCTTTTGGAGGTGACGGCATAGAATATGCAATATACAATATACCTATTATAAAATTAATTGGGAGAACCCCGTTCAAGTTTGCATGGGGATGGTTTTCAGCGCGTCGTCATTGGCGGGACAGGGCTTCATCTTCTGTTCAAAGCGGAAGCAGTTGTGCGCCTTGTCCCGGAAGTTGAAGTGGTCCGCGTTGTCCTGCGTCGGGTAAACGGTCACTACGCGCCGCGTGGGGAGAGAAATGTAGATGTAAAACACCCCGAGTGCGAAACTCGCAATGAACGCCGGCAATGAAATGTATTTAAACATGTTAACGTTAAATTGTTGAATAACCGAATTGTATATTTCACATATTATAATTTTCACTGCATTTTATCCTTGGCTCGTTCCTTGGCTCGTTCCTTGGCCTTGGGCCCGTGTTTGGTAGTCGGCACGCCGTTCTCTACGATGAAGTCCACAAGCTCGTCCTTCCCCGTGTCTGGATCGTCCAGGTTGGCCACTTCATACACGTTACCCGTGATTCTCTCCTGGTCCTTGGCCCAGTTCCAGATGTAAGCGGCCAGCTGGTCCTTGCGCTTGCGCGCCAGCCGTTCGCGCAGCTGTCGGTTCCGCGCCTCCACCGTGATGCTCGGCACGTCAATCTCAAACTCCAGCTGCTCCAACGTGTACGGCTTCTGCACAAGCCGGAACATGTCGTCTCCTAAACTGTGGTCCCGTTCCACGGCGGAATACACGTACTTCGCGTCCATGATTTTGCGGTTCAGCGGCTCAATTGTGCCCACGTAGTGCGCCACCGCATCCCGGACACTGCCGGAGCTTTCTTGTTGTGACGTAAGCATGTCCTTGAATTGTTGCACTGCCGCATAAAACTGCACGGTCAGCGCGTCCGCTTCGTCGCGACGCTCCGCGTTCCGCACCACGTCCAAGTACTTTTGCCGAAACCCGCCGTAAATTTCCAGCGCTTGATCCAGCGCCGCGCGGTCCTTTTCAAACTGGCGCAGCGCCTCCTCCTCCGTGCTGTAGTTGAACAACAAATCCAGCTTGGTCTTAATGATTTGGTCCTTCAGCGCGTCGGCCGTGCGCAGCGACGCATTGGCCAGCTCCTCCAGACTCATGAACCGGCCCTTCACAATTTCAATGCGCAGCGAACACGGCTGCGACCGGTTGCCGCACTGCGCCCGCAGCACGCCGTCCTCGTTGGTGAAATGCGTGCCGCCGCTTTGGCCGCACGCCACGCACTTTCGGTTGCGCTTAATGCGCATGATTTTCGCCCGTTTTTGCGACAGGGTCAGCGTGTCTGATTGCTTCACCGCGTTCTTGTCCTCTTCAAACTTGCTGTCGTACCGGTGCTTGTATCCGTAGTATTCATTGAGCGCGTCCACGTAATCGGCCTTACTCACGTTGGTTATGGCGGCAGCCGCTTCCATCTTATTCGTTCGTTGGTTCGGTTCGGTTCGGTTCGTCTGTTACATGTTGCACACATTATTTCTTCCGACAAGCCAACCAATGCATCAATGCAAACAGGCGGGCTTAAAAAAAGGCACCAAGTCACCAAACCCTTATAAAAAAATCTTGCGATTTTTGATGAGCTCCACTTCGGGCACTTCCCATTTAGGGAGGCCCGTGATGAAATTGCCACGGGATGCGGCGTGGTTTGCAGCATTCACCATGCGCAGCTTGGAGAGAATGTATTCCTGCTGTTTGCGACGAATTTCCACTTGCTGCTCGGGGGTGGGTTTGCTCGCGCGCTTATAATACAACAGTGCTCCTAAAATCAGGACAAAAACCCCCAGCATGCACGCATTGAACACGGCATTGTGGTATTCCTCGCGCAACCGGTTGCATTCCTTCAAAACCCCGCCGAAAAAGTATTTGACGCCGGGTTCAATCAGGGCGGGGGATTGGTATGTGTTCATGAACTTCGCAGATGGAGTTTGATTTTGATACAATATGCCATTAAAAATTCAAATTAATTTATACACATTGATTATACGGATTATAACTACGGTACGGTACGGTGTCATGTCATCTGCTGCAACCACGGATCCACCCGCTGCTGCACCAAATGCACTCGTGAATTTGTCCATTTATGGCAGCATTTCTCTCATTTACGTGTTTCTGAATCTCAAATCCCCCGACAACATTGGGTTCAAGATCGTTTATGTGATACTCATGTTCGTAATCAACCTGAGTTTGATTTACTGGATGATGTCGCAACAATGCAACGCGAATCCAAATTTGGGGGTGGCGATTGGCGGGTCGGCGCTGACCTGGATCCTGCTGTTTGTGCCCATGTTCTACCTGTTGGAAACCATGTACGTGTGGCTGCGACCGTTTGGCAACACGGTCGGCTACTTGTTCATCAAGTTGCTGAAGGTGGTGGGATTCATGGACAAGATACTCAAGACGCCCGCACAAGCGGACGACGATGCGTCACGGCGCATGAACAAATACATCAACTACGTGCGAAGCGACCCGTGGGGATTTTTTAGCATGCTGACAACAAACACCAGCGCGGAACCCGACATCCTGCAAGCCGGCAAAGCGTTTGATGAATTGAGAGGGAAGCTTACAACCGATGCAGTGAACAATTTTGACGAGAATAAAGCGCAGTTCGTGAATTACGTGCGCATTAAGGAAAGCATTGGTAAATTCGTGTTTTATTTGCTCACACTGAATCTCATGACGGACATGACCGCCGTTTTCGTGATGGAAAATGACAATAACTGCAAAGTGAATGCCCAGACCATCAAGGCCTCAAATGAGGTGCACAATCAAAAACACGGCGGACGACGAACTCCCAAGCCCGATGCGGTTGTGTACAAGACCACGGAATAAACTAAAATGCCTACTAAATGACAAAAATAATAAAATAATAAAATAATACCAATATGTATAATTCGCAAATCAAATCATACATACTAAAATGAAAAAACAAACTCGGGTCCGACGACGCACTGTGCATCGCCGTAGAAGAATCGGCGGCATTAAATACAAACCGTCACTAATTCCTATAACTGCAAATGACTTTATTGATGAATGGAATGAATTACAACGGAATATGCCGCTCCCTCCCCCCCCGCGCAGGGCATCCACGCGCAGGGCATCGTCTCCGCGCAGGACGTAAAAATCACCAATTCAGCATTGGAGTGGATGCATACAACACGAACAAATACGAGAGAATTGCGATGATAATGGCGACCAGCCAGGCAGGAACCACCGTTTTTCGCTGGAATCCGATGCCAAACTGGCGCAAACTGCCGTCTTCATTGTACATGAACCGGGGCTTGAATGCCTGAATTGTTGCAAAGGCCGCTAAAAACAGGATGATGGAAAAGGACGTGATGTGTTGTTTGATGAAGAACTGGTTCATGGTGATAATAATGTGATTGCGTGGTGTTACATTATTATTATATTTTTGTTTGGATGCATTTGATGCATTGAATGCATTTGATTCAGTGTTTCAATTTGGACAACGGGTGCCACGAATCATTGTCCATGTCTTTATACTGAAAATGCGGGTCGGACCACACATTGGTCAGCGTTGCGGTTGTGCCTAAAACTTCGTTGCAATGCAAGCGAGAGAATTGGCGCAGCGTGTCAAATGCCACTCCATCCGGCGTGCGAATGACGCGATTGGTTTCGGCGTCAAATGTTGCATACCAATGGTCAAATTCATGCTGGTCCGACGTCATGCAGTGTCGTAACCGCATTCCGTCCTTCAAATATTTGAGCTGGTTCTGTTTTCCAATATTGCGTGGGTTGTTGCTGCTGTTTCCACTGGACACACTTTCACTGTCATCGTCGTCATCTTGTTTCTCTGATTCTTTCGCTGGTTCTTGGTCTTGTGTTTGTGTCGCTGGTTCTTGGTTTTGTTTCTCTGATTCTTCCTCTGGTTTTTCATGATGTTGCAATTCCATTACCTTTGAAACCGCCACACTTTCTCTCACATACACAGTTCCATAATACCAAATGCAATCTTGCGAATCAAACACGCTGGACACAGGTGACGGTGCGACAAACGGTGACGGTGCGACAAACGGTGACGGTGCGACAAACGGTGACGGTGCGACAAACGGTGACGGTGCGACAAACGGTGACGGTGCGACAAACGGTGACGGTGTTGCAGGTGCGTATGTAAACACA